ACTACCCTCCCACGTGGAGGGTATTATAAAACCGTTCTTTTTACTTCTGTAATGGTTCTCTCAGTATATAATCTCTGATGTTTGGTTTGGACTACTCTTAAAGAAACTTCAAGTTGCATTCCATTTTGGAATATTATCTCTTTGTTTTTAACCCGTTCTAAAAAAGTCAGATCATCTATATCTGCGGTAAATTCATGGTCTCCGTCCCAGAATTTCCACCCTTTACTAGCTCCATTTAAAACAGGACTTACAACCTCAAGAATAACTGTAGACTCATTATCGCTTAAGACTGACTCTTTATCATTGATAAAGAAGTCTCTTTGTGATTTATCGATAGTAGAAATCTGACTTCCACAGGTGATTGATATGTTATCAATACCACTTTTTGACAGTGGAGAGGTAATTTTATCTAATGCAGCTGCTGTATTATTATTTGAGTAAATACTTACAGTACAGTTGTTGAAAACCTGTTGTTGTCCCTTGCAGTTAGTAATTGTTGTCTTGTACATATCATTTTGAAGAGGTTCAGATTTTAGTATACCTCTACCCAATAAGAATTTACCCAGTTCAAAAACAGAAACAAACGCTTCATTAAATGTAATTACATTTTCTGCAGCGAGTCTAACTGGTTCGATGTAATCTAACAAAATGTCAACGATAAAAGATCCTGGTTGCAGTGCTTTAACTTTTACGTCAACTTTAACTTTTTTACTATAACAGTTCTCTGCAGTTTTTCTTGCTAATTTATCTAAACCATTCAATGAATCTACTAGAGTTGATATAGAAACAGAATGATCATCAACCGATGTCCCATCAAACTTAAACAAGAGAGAATCCTGTTCTATTTCATTTGTCATTTTTTTTAATCCTCTGCGCCAAGATCCATTTATTTTATAGTTTAAAACATTTTAGCGATTGCAGTCTAGCTAAATATCACAGTCATAAAATTATTATAAACAAATGTGATGTTTAATATATTTATAGATTTTTACTTGACATGATAAATCTAAAAATATATAATAATAAACATAGGAGGTTAAATATGAAAAAGAAAAAACGCAAATATCTGTGTTTTGTTTTAGAGTTAGCATTACTACTTCTAGCAACACTAACTCAAATAGTAGAACAGATAAAAGAACTACTTAACTAAACCAAAAGCTCCAAGCTGACACCTTGGGGCTTTCTTAGGAGTAATTATATATGAAAATACATAAAGAAAGAATCTTAAACATTCTAGTTTGCATTTTATGTTTGCTTTTAATTATCAACTTTATCATTGATATGCTTAAGTAGGAGTGTATATGGCAAGGGGTGGATATCGTGCAGGCAGTGGCAGACCAAAGGGCTCAGTGCAAAATATTGAGCACAAAGATGGTCGTATTGTAGTAGCATGCACACAGCAAGAGCTGGAGCAAATTAAAAAGTTGGCTAAAGAGGCTAATAAGACAACTAGCCGTTTTATTGTTGATACTATTTTAGCTACAACTAAGTAACAAGATCTTGTGTGTGAATACATACAACGTCACACACAAGTTAATTTACAAATATTGAGATAATGGCTTATATATCAGATTTATTAAGAAAAAGTGTGGTTTCCCTTCTCACCGCCAGGTACAAAAATCACGTCTTTTTTTCTCCCCTAATTTCAATAACTTACACACCATAAAATCACTACTATTTCACTGATTTATAACAATTTTATTTTGTAGTAATAAGTTTTTATATAGTTTAATATAAGTTTGGATATAGTTTACAATAACGCCCTTGTGTGTGATTGTGTGTGATTTTATAATAGCAGTCACACACAACTTTTAATAAATTCACACACAAAGATTTATACGAGATAAATCATGGCTTTAAGAAATATTCAAATAGTTAATGCTAAGCCTGCTGATAAGCCTTACCAACTTAATGATGGTAATGGTCTATTCTTAAGGATTATGCCAAACGGTAAAAGATATTGGGTCATCAATAAGTCAATCAATGGCAAGCCTACATCTAAGAAGCTAGGTAACTATCCTGAAGTAGGACTTATTGAGGCTAGAGAGCTCTTTAACAACTTTGTGGAAGGTCTTACAGCAAGAAAGCATAGCGTTAAGACTTTTGAAGATGTATTTCTTGAATGGATTGAAATAAAAAAGACTCAAATTAAGAATTGGGATGATATTGAGAAGAGAGTTAATAGATATCTGTTGCCAAAGTTTGGCAAGAAGTTCTTTTGCTTAATACCACCAATTGATTTTATTGATACGCTAAAAGAAGATCTGCTAAAGCGTGATAAGCTTGAGACTATCAAGCGCATCTGTGGGTATCTAAGAGAGCTTGAAGTATTTGCACTCAACTGTGGCTATATCATGAATTTGCGCTTACAGAACTTGAATGCTGTATTTCCTAAGCCACAAAGTAAGCTTAGCAATAGACCTGCTGTGCATTGGAAGGAGTTGCCTATAGTGCTTAAAGAGTTACAGATATACGGCTTGAAAGCTCGTGAAACTTGGGATGTGTTGATGTGTGGATTCTATACGCTTTTAAGACCTAATGAAGTGTGTTCATTAGAGTGGTCGTGGATAGATTTAAAAGAATGTGTGATTAGAGTGCCAGCTGAAACGATGAAGATGAAACGTGGGCATAACGTGCCGATTAGTAAGCAGTTGCTAGAGTTATTGAATAGTCGCCCTCACGTTGGTAAGTACGTATTCCCCAATAGTGTGAAAGTAAGTGAGCATTTCTCAACTAATGCTGCTTCACTCTTTCTCCGTAGGCATGGATATAAGGATAGATTAGTGCCTCATGGTATCAGGTCTATTGGCAGAACATGGATGCACGATCATGATGTAGCTTTCGATGTGGCTGAGTTATGCCTTGCTCATAGCGTAGGTACAAGCACGCAGTTAGCTTATGATAGAAGTGATTTACTTGATAAAAGGCGAGGTGCAATGCAAAGTTGGTGTGATTATGTAGAAAGTTGTTTGTAGGAGAGCCCCACGAGTGTGGGGCTTGTTATTTACTTAGGAGAGTGCTTACGCTCTACTTCGTTGTAGTAAGATAACTCACAGTGAGTAAGTCTAAAGCCGTTCCCCATGAATGGCATGAAGATTACATCTACAATCACTCTGATAACATTGATATACCAAAAGTGTCTTTTGCGCCAAAGGTAAGAACTGATAGTTTCATCCGCATAACCTTCGTGGGTGCCGTTGCAAATACCAACAATAACGCTAAGTAGAGTGTTAAGCAGTTGGTCGATAGCGATAACAACTTGATGTAAGTTGCGCTTAAGGAGTTGTAATCTATTCATCTGCTACCCTCTTTTAGAGAAATCCTGCATTACAAATACAAACTCTTGTGTTAAGGTTTCATCATCTTTACCTGTTGCGCTATTGATAGAGTTAGCATAAGCCCACTTTTGCTGATACAAGGACACGCCGTTTTTAATGCATTCATGAAGTAGCACTTCAAGTTGTGCTTTGGTCAACTCGTGAGCGGTGTTGGTGTAGTCGATGAAGTTGGTTGTGTTATCGCCGACAATCTCAATCAAGCCACGTAAGTTGTTTTGAGAGCGTAGGTCAGCGTTAACCTTAAAGCCTAAGCTTGAGACGATGTACATCTTGGTGTTAAGCACTCTATCGTCGAAGTCATGAGCAAGAGCAGTAAGCTCTGCAAGACGCTTTTGCTTAATTTCTGCAAGAAGTGTTGCAGGTAGAGTGTCTTTCTGAAAGTTAATCTCTGTTGGTTGCTCTGGAATGTCTGTACCTTGAATTGATACGTACACTTTAGTTTTCGCTTTACCAAGTTCTACGATTTTAACATCCTCACTGCGACGTAAAGTGTAAGTAGTGCCGTATGGGCCTGTAGTGGTTAATGGAGTGTATGAGTAGATTGCCATTGTGTTAATCTCCTTTTGATATGATCGGAATGGTTAAGAGTTGATTTGGATAATAAATTCATGCAGTAGTTGTAGCTTGCTGAAGGCTCTAAGTGAGCTAAGCAAGATTCTAGAGCGTTGTCGTCGCCTTTCTTAAGCGCTCTTTTAAAACTGTTAATGCAGCGCTTACGTGCTATTCTGTAATTTTTATAAGCTCGATAGCCTACGAAGTTTAAGCCATGCTTGAGCTTATCTATCTTCCAATGCGAAAGTGATAAGTTAGTCAGTTTGTGCAAAATTTGCACAAGCTCATCTTTAAGAGCTAAAGCTTGTTCTTTAGTTAAACCGATAAAAACCATATCGTCTACGTAGCGAATGTAGCTTTTAATCTTTAATACACGCTTAACATAGTGGTCAAATTGATTTAAGTAGATAATGCCAAAAAATTGAGCTATTAAAGAGCCTACGTTAACACCTACAGTGCGATTAGAGACGAACTTCATTAAGATATCGACAACTTCATGATCATGAATTGTGCGTTCAAGCGTTGCTCTTAAGATGTTGTGGTCGATTGAGTAATAGTATTTACGTATATCAGTTTGCAAGTAGTAAAGGTTGGGATCGTATTTGCGTACAAAATAGTGAGCTCTATCAGCGCAGTGCATGGTGCCTTTACCTTTCCTACAACCAAAGCTATCGTAAATTAAGTGCTTATCGAATCGATTGTAGATTGCTTTATATACACAAAATTCAACGATTAAATCACGGAATGTAGGTGCTGTGATATGTCGTTGCTTTTGACCTGCTGTGCACCATATATCGAAGTCCTTGTGAGGTGATATATGGTAGGTTCTAGTCTTAAGTTCATTGTATAGTTGCTCTAGGTTGGCACCTAGAGAGTTTTCAAAGTTGATGATGTAATACTTTTTACGTTTACCTTTACGGGCGTAGAGATAAGCCTTGTAAAGGTTATCTAAAGTAAAGATTTCATCATAAGTTGGACTATGAGATAAGTTGTTAATCATAGTGTTATGCATAATTTCCTTACGGTAAGATACTGCATAGCTATGCTCAGTATATTCTTTTGTGAATGGTCAGAAATAGAGAATAGCAGGAGAGGCGCGCGCCATTGTTGGCGTTAGCATTGACTCGCCAATTGTTGAAATTGCAAGCGAGAGGGCGTAAAACATTTAATGCAGATACCTTGTATTTGTTAATTTGTTACTTGTTTTTCTTTCATATTCTCACGTTCAACCTTAGACCAAGCGCCGATCATACGACCGATTTCATCTAGCATACGATTGATAACGCCGAGCTTACGTAGTGGCTCTGTGGTGCTATCGTCGTGATGACCGTCTTTGTATGCAAGATAACCAAGCTCATAGTAGAGTTGCCATGCACAACGTAATTGCTCGTGGGTAACGTCTAACTCTGTGAGCGTGGTTTTCTTGTGGTAACGTTTTAAGCATTCGACAACTAAGAAGTATAACTGCCACTCTAAGTTCTTGATCTGCTTAACTGCGACGTACTTCTCATGTTTTGGTGCGTGAGCTAAGTAGATGTGAGAGTGCTTGATAAGCTCTCTTGTTTTGACAAGAAGTGGGTAGTTTTGCATAGTTTAAGTGCCTAAATTTGATCTATAAAGTGTTGAATATAAAAGAGTTCTTTGCTTACTATTTAAATTTTCAGCTTGCTGTACAATGTAAGGGCTTAACGCTACCGCTTGCCCTTACAAAGCTACTAAGTCGACTAGTCGACATAGCAGGAGAGGCGCGCGCCATAGCAGGCGCCAGCAAGGACTCGCCAATTGAGGAAATGGCAAGCGAGAGGGTTTTCGTCGTAGTTACGTGATGTAACTGTTTGACCGCCTGTGTAGTAAGCAAGGTTACGTCTTCTTAACAAGTAAATAGCTGATTTAGCCATTAAGTTTGCGCCGCTTGATGACATCATGCTATCGGCTAAAGGCATAGTTAAGAATAGTGGGTCAGTAATGTCGCCCATACAATCGAGTGAGCCATTACCCCATAGCAATGTACTATTAGCGCTTGTTAACGGTGCTGTGCGCTTAGTGTAGAGCTTAGCAGTTAAGCTCTCATCGGTGCCCCATGCATCAGTTTCAGTGCCCCAACCGCTTGTAACATCGTGGAGTTTAACGCTTTCGTTAAGAACGTAGATAAAGCCTGTAGTATCGTTAACTTCTGCTTGAGTTGCTGAAGCTCCACTAGTTGTAACACCGATGTTATATTCCCAAATGTACTCCCAATCGGAGATACCACTAGGTTGACCGTTATGAGTATACTTAGCGAATAATAAAGGATTCGATGTCATGTTAGCACGAGCGTTACCAGATTGTGGGTAAGATGCTGTGCCGTCGGCGGTGTACCAAGCGCAAGTATCAGTCCAAGTTGCATACTGAACTTGGCATAAGATTAAGTAACGAATTGCTGCAACTTGGAAAACGGAAGTACAGTTAAAGCCGTTACCTACAGAGCGTGCGTAGTCGATATCTTGAACTGCAGTCACGTTAACAGTAGGTGTTGCTGTTGTAGTTGACATAGGAATGGTGCGACCGTTAGCAGTTACAACTGCACTAGCAAATTTAGCGTAAAAGAAGCCGTCTTTTTCAACTCCACCATCAATAAAAGCTCTAGGTAGTTCCCAACCTTCAGCACGTGCTTCTTCACGATTTGCAAAAGCAGTTGCAGGCTTAATCTCTAGAGCGTTAACACCGTAAGTTGCATAGGTTGGTGCATTTTCATTGCCTTTACGAATGAAGAATTTAGGAATCCAACAAAATTGACCTGCTAAACGATGTGTATAGTTGCCATAGTTGTTAGCTAATGGGTCAGCATAACCGCTCATAGGTGAAAAGCCGTACTCTTTTAATTTCTCTGTGGTATATGGACAGATACCAACACCGAAACCTTGAGTGCCTGGAGTGCCGATATCGTTAATGTTAGCGCTAGATACAGTGATTAAGTGTTCATCAAAGTACTTCTTAGTAACGGCGCTTGATGGTTCTGTAGGCTCTGGCACTAAGCATTTAGTAGTAAATGTAGGACTATCAATAGGTGCAAATTTTGAAATCTTGTCATTTAAAGTCTTGATAGCTTTTGCAGTTGCAGCTAAAGTCTCATCATCTAAATCTAAAGCTGAAGTTAATTGTACTAAGCCTTTGCTATCGACTGTAGCTGACTTAGTGATAGCTTCTGCAAGCTGATTGAGCTTTGTAACATCAGGTTCAATGCCTTGAGCAAGTAAAGCGTTGCGTAGTTCTTCTGTAATCATGTAAAACCATCCTGCACCTGGTTGAGTTGCAGGGATGGCAAGTGATGGATTACCGTTAGTAGGATAGCCTTTTGATTTAAGGCTTGTAAGTTCTGGAGCAGTATCGACTGCATCTGATTCATAGATATGATCCATGATGTCTCCTTTTTAGTTACCATATTGGAAGATAACACCGCTTTGTGCAGGTGCTAAAGATTTAATCTCACACTCGAATAGTTGATCGCCCCAAATGGCTAATGGGTTATCAACTCTTGTATTAGCTCTGAAGTAGCGTACGTTGGTCCTATCAACAGTGATAGTCATGAAATAGTTTTTCCAGTCAGGGCTGTATAGTCTTTGATTAACTCTTGAACGTACAGTGAAAATATTGAAGTTCTCGATGGATACTGCAGAATAACCCATTGATGAGCCGATAAGAGATACAAGCTCACCAAAGGTATAGCCTTGAGTTGCTATCTTGGTTACTAGCACATTGCGATATTCTTCAAGAGTGGCTTGAGAGTATTGCTTTAAACAGTCATCAGGAATACCCCATTGGTGAAACCAATCGGCGAGTGTAACGCTTGCTGTGCGTGGGTCTGATTCATCGATAAGCTTTAAGATATCGGCATCAATTCGAGCAAACTCTGAAGCAGCAATCTCTAACATCTTGTTGAAAAAGCATTTGTCTTCAAGTTCCCAAGCAGGACCTTTAGGAAGGAGTACTTTTAAAATCTGCAAATAATCACTTGCAGAGTGACCTAATCCGCTTGCCATGTGATATCTCCAACGGTTGGTAAGTAAGAGGTGCTATCAGCTACAATGTCGGTTGTAGGCTCAACGATGATATGGTTATCTTCAGTTGAGATAGCTGAAAGTACTGCATTGACGTGAGATAAGTAGATTGTACCACCTGGCATTGACTCTTTCTTGAATAGCTCTCTAATAGCTTTTTCTGCAAGTTCACGATTTGCAAGGTTATCAGGGTAAATCTTTAAGCTGAAATTGAAAGGTTGCGCAATAGGTGATACAACGTAGTTAGTAGCTAGTACATTGACCTTAGTATCTAAGTAAGCTTGTACTTTATCTACAAGTGTGCCATCAGGTAAATCACCGTTAGTATCGACAAAACGCACTGTAACTGTACCGTCGCCGTCTTCCTTTGGATAACACCAAGCTTTGCCTACACCTTCGACTTCTTGTACCCATGCCACATAGTCGGTATTTGTGCCTTGCCTTGGTGGGTTTTGAGTACGAGCGAGTACACGCTTTCTTAAATCGTCATCAATTTCAACGTCTGTAGCTTGAGTAGTAACTTGTACAAGCTTAGCTTTTAGCACTCCTGCAATTGGAGATGGTAAAGTAAATTCTGCACTATCTTGTGGGTTATAAGCAGAGCCAGCTAGTAGAGCGCGTACGGTGCAAATACCTTCTGCGGTTAAGGCTGATGTAGTTTGATACTGACTGCCTAAGCTATCTTGAATTAGAGTACCTACAGGTACGTTTACCAAGCCGTTTGCAAACTCGAATTGAACAGTTGCAATAGCTTTTGTGGCTTGGCGACGTGCTAAGCCAAAGATTGAAGCTTGACGTTCTAAGAATGATGTATCTGCTGTATCAGAGAATAACTGCTTTCTGCCGTACTCAATAGCTGAATATAAGCCATGAGATACACCTGCGATAACGCGTTCAAATACGGTTAAATCTGAACGGCGCAATTCATCAGTAGTTAAGCGTGCTACGGAATCGTTGTGCACTCTATCGATAATCTGTTGTAATGTAGGTCTAAGAGTTGCCATTTAGTACATCCTTAATCTTGTAAGTAAGATTAGAAGTTGAAGTAGTAAGTTGTACATCTAAGTTGATACGATTAGGATCATCTTCGTCGCGCTCTACATTGACTGTAATATCAGAGCAAATGCCGTCATCGATAAGCCACTTTAGCGCATCGTAGGCATACTCTTGAGCACGATTTAGTGTTTCGTCTGTAACCTTTTGACGTAATAAAAGCCATAGTTTAGAGCCAATCTTATCGCCTTTGTTTTCAGCAAAAGTATCGCCCCACCAACCCATGCGTTGATCGTTGTCGATTTCATCGGATTGACTAGCTCTTTGCCATGTAAAGAGTGAGATAACAACGGCTCTAGAAAGGCTATCAGTCATATCTGCGCTTACTTGTGCGCCGTTTAAGAATAGTTGCATAGTAGCTCCAGGATTGCTGCTTTAATTTGCTTATGACAAAGATGAGATGATGAGAAATCAAAGATTAGCCATACATCATCTTTCTTGTACGCATAAGCTACAGCACCAACAGTAGGTGTTAAGTTAACTAAATCATCAAAGCCTATTCTTTTGTCGTGATAGTAGATATATTCGCCATCACTTGATATAGGCTCAATATTTCTAAGCCAATTTTCTTTTGTGCAAGTAAAAACTGGTCGGTGAGAAAGTGGAATTTTTGCAATCATAAAAATTAAAAAGCCCCACATTACTGCAGGGCTTTGGGAGGTCTTAATGCTTAATATAGGAGAAAAAGAAAAGGTTTTTTCTTTAGTGTGTAAACAAAACTTTTAAAAGGAGTAAACCGATACTCTAATCAATTTACATGATTTAGTATAAGCTATGTGTTACGATCTTTTTACGATCATTTTTAAAAGCCTGTAACAGAAGATGCAATTTGCATAACTATCTTAGGGGCAAAAGCCTTTAAGGTCTCAAAGCTTACTAAGTAACCTGCCTTTTCAATCGCTGATATTACCTTTTTACAAAGCTTTTTATCAGCAACAATCTCAGCAAAATCATAGCCTTGTAATGTAATTCTTGGATCGTCTGAGCTATAACCTAGGATCCTGTTGTTAGCTCTACGGACTTCTACACCTCTTACAAAGTCAGCATCAATCAGTAACTCTAAATGCCTTAAGATTAAATCTGAACGCTCATTATCATAGTCAATGAAGCTTTCAAGATCATCATTTTCAATGTGGGTGAAGATTTCACCTAGTAACTGCCAATCTCTTTTCATAAATACTCCTAGTTGCAACGTACATTAGCAGAGCCCTCTGCTACCGTACCACCACAATCTACGGCATCTCCTACTCTAGCAACAGGTATGCCGTTAACTCTGACTTTGCTTGAACCTTGAATAATGTGAGGTGTGTGCGTAGTATGAATGTTACAACCGTGACTTTGATAAGAGCAACCTACAACACCAATAGGCTTGCCATTTACTCTTACCTTTGCGATACCTTCGACTAAAGGCACTGCAGGGCAGTTGTCATGACCTGTACATTTATCACCCACTCTTGTAATTGCTGGCATATTAATCCCCTTAACCTAAATCAATGCCAGAGCCGTTAACAGTAACGTTGCTCTTAGCGGTAATGGTAATGTTATCTGCATCAAGTGAGATTTGAGTTGCTTTAATGCTTACATTTGCGCTTGCATTAAGATTGATGTTGGCGGCCGCGTTAATTGTTACAGAGTTTGTAGTCTTTACTGTGATAGGTGAGTCAGCACCATCAATCTCAATGCCGTCTTGCTTAAGGTATACATGACGTTTCTTATCATCATAGATACATACTTCACCTGTCTTCATCTGAGTAATGCGATAACGTCTATCAGTTACAGATAGCACAATGCCATGCCCTCTTTGAGAGCCAAGGAAAGCTACCATGGCATCCGTTTCTTTATCGCAGTGGGGCTCACTAGAGAAACCATAAGGCTCTAAGTGCTCAAGCTCGTCTTGTACGTAGTTATCTTGTAACTGTACTTGTAATTCACGAAGTTGATCGTCGTTCTTACTTGCTGTGATAGTACCGCGTTCGATAGTCGACATTAGTATTTGTTCCTCTCTAATTTTACGCTTGAAAAACCTTCAGATTTCTTAGGCTTGGTATTCTTCTCTGTGCCTTTCTTGGTCTCAATCTTAATACCTTTGATTGGTACAACCTCAAGCTGTGTAGTAGTGCCACTAGAGCTTAAGCTATACACAACCTTTTGAATGACCATTTCCTCGTGTAAATCAAGAAGATCATCATCAACTTGAACTTTCTGATTTATGCGCCACAATTCATCGTTAAACTGTCTCCAACCAACAACAGTATATGTTACCTTTTTAAATTGTGATCTTTGGTAATCAGCCTCATTCTGTGCTGCTTGATTGCAATCGGCTTTAGTTGCATTATTTTCGGCTTTTAAGATCTTGTAACGTTCACGAGTAACTAAATTATCATGATACTCACCATCAGTTTGACTTTTAGAGCCTGCATTGCCTGTGGAGCCTTTTTGGTTTCCAAGACATTTGTATAAACTAAATAATTTGGAACCATCAAAGCTTGCACTAGCGCTTTTAATATTTTCCCCAAGTGTTAAATGTTCTACTGCGCTATCAAATCCTAACTTTATAATTACTAAATCGCCGTTCTCATCATCTGTAAGCGTTAAATCTTCTTGAACGACTTGATCTTTAATAATTTCATGCACAGTTTTAGATGAGTCAACAGAGATTTTTACTTTCTTAGCAAGTTTGGTTGTGATAGTAGAGTCATCATTAGCTTTAAGCTTAATACCATAACCTCCTACAAGTGTAGCAATAACTTTGCCTAAAGTTTCTGATGTAAATGAGCGTGAAGTTACATTAGCACTAGCATATGTAAGATTATTTGAGCGTGTATTAGCTGTTGCAAAAGAATTATTAAAGCTAATAGCTTGACCTTCTGGTAAAGGGTTGCAGTCAACAATATCCTCTGTCTTTGAACGCCCACTAATAGTAGCAGTTACGCTATTTGCATCATAACTAATTGGAGTTGCATCAATGTAGCCTGTAAGTACAAGATCATTATCGATATATACTTGAATAGGGTCGCCAACTTTAAATTTAGTAGGTAAACGGTCTGAATTTGGAAGCTTAGCAGTCACACCAATTGAGAATGAACGTGCAAGAGTATTAAGCTCTGAAGTAATACTAATACTAGTCCAATAGGTATATTCTTCGTTAGTATTTAAGGCAACTAATCTTACTTTATTATCCATAATAAAAAAACCACGCTCTAAGCGTGGCTCCAACTAATTTAACTTATTACAAATCGTGGTTTTGGTAGGAGCTGAATAGCGACATTGGTAGAGTTTATGATCAACTAAAACCTCATAGCTCTTTTGCATGTCCCAATAAGCAGATGATTCTTCAGAGACTCTAACAGGTTTAAATTTTTTGTATTCCTCATCGCTTCGTTTTCTTTCTTCTTCAGTTACAGGATCCCCCCAATGCGCTCTTTTAGTCTCTTCCCAAGACAAACGCTCTTGCTCTCTTTGCTTATCTAATGAATCAAGTATAGACCTACATGAGCAAAGATTTAATGCCATAAAAACAAAGATTAAACACAATAATTTCTTCATACTTACCTCTACTTACCTCTTATTAGTAAGTATAAGCTAAATTATCATGATTTCCTTAAAATCAAGCTGTTACATGCAAATAGTGGATTTATGATCTGATTACGTCTTGCAATCTCATCAACTCTACTTGCATCTTCATACTTGTCATAAGCAAGAACAAGTAACGGTGTTGTAGTTGGAAGAGTTACGTCTACAAGTTCACCATCTTTTAAGATTTCACTAGTTAAAGTCTGATAAGTGTCGATGTAAAGCTCTTCTAAGCTTTCGTAAACATCTAGTTCATCAGCTTCAGCAATAATCATCTCTTGCTCAATAGCATTGAGTAACTCATTTCTGATTTGCCTAATCTCAATATCAGACTGAGTGGTAACATCTTGCTCATCGTCGGTGTCACTATCAATTGATGATGAAATTAAGCTTGCAGAGCCTACAGCATTTGCAAGCATAACTTGACGTGCAAAGGTTGTTACGGCTTGGTTGGCTGTATCAACTGATGAAGATGAGTTACCTGAATGAGTAAGACCTGGCTTTTGAATAGTGTCAATTAAAGACTTAGTACATTCACGCCAATTGCGCACGCTATTGACATATTGACCTAATCCAATAGCACACATCAACTCTTTGCCAAAGTTCATAGGACTTAAGCTCAACAAATTGCTTGCTGTGGTTTCTAAGTTAGCAATGCTATCACCTAAATCAAATAACTTAGACACGTTGCTATCAGATAAGCAACCTAGCACGTTATAGATAGAGCCATTAGCAATCTCATCAATATTAGCGGTTAAGTCTTCAATTTGAGACATCTTAATATCAAAGTTACCTAAAGCCTCTTCCATAAAGGAGTCGACTTTAGCACGTAACTTATCGCCCCATGATGTAGCTGTGCTTGGCTTATTTAGTTGACCTGCTTCTACAAAGGTTAAGCTAAAAGTGGTAATACCTTGAGATAAATTCCAATTTACTTGAGGCTTTTCAGATAAATACACCTTTAAGCTACCAAGCCATGGGTGCACTAATGTACCAGGTTCAGAATTTAAAGGCTTTTCTAAAGCTTCAAGTAAACGCTTAGAACGCGCAATGTAATCAGCACCAACGATAAACGCTGATACTGAGATAATACGTGTAGCACGACCAAGATCTTCACCGTATGGAATATCATTTTGTGGATACTCATGAACAACCACACGGCGACCGAATTTAAGATTTGAAGATGTAACTTCAAAGGAGACACCGTTATATGATGCCTTTCTTAGCTTTTTAGAAAATAAAGACATTATGCTCTTAACGCTCCTCTGTTTTGAACGTTCATGTTCAAGTTTTCACTATCTTTCTTAGGCTCAACGTCAGCTTTTACACCTTCGTCGGTATGTACCTTGATATCAAGTGTGCCTTCCATCTTACTGTTACCTTGTACAGCTTGAGCCGTGGTTAACTTTTCATCATTGCCTAAACCGATCACGCTTTTAGCGCTATCCCAAGCACTTGATACAGTATCACCGACCTTAGAACCCCAACCTTTCACAGTGTCAATCTTGCCTGCAATGTTGTCATACATATCGGCAAAAGGTTTAAAGAAAGTATTGTAGATACCATCCCATACATCTTTGAAGAAAGATACTAAGCCATCAAAGGTTGATGTAATTGCTTGAGGGATGTTACAAATAAAGTTAGCAACTTCCTTAATGATACCCCAAGCCCACTTGAAATAGCCACAGATACCATCCCAAAGAGTGCCATAGAATGACTTAACTAAATCCCAATACCATGTGATGGCTTTAGCGCAAGCGTTCCATTCGTCTGTGAAGTTACTTTTAAGCCAATCTACAGCTTTTTGGAATACTTGAATTAGTAAATCCCAACCAGCTTTGAAGAAAGCAACAACATCATCCCAATAGTACCAAAGAGCCACTAAAGCTCCGATGATAACTGCGATTGCTGCGATAATCCAACCCACTGGAGTAGACAGTAAAGCAACACCTAATCCCCATACCGCCTTAGTTAAGGCGCCTACTGCACTTACAATGCCAAAGATTGAAGTTAATAGCTTGCTTGCAAAGATTGCACTGATAGCAATAGCTACAGTCTTAAGACCGCCTAAAGCCTTAAAGATCGAGTTACACTGCTTAACAAAGTCAATCATTGTTGAAACGAGTGACTTGAAGTCAATCTGCTTAAGAGTTTCAGCAAACTCACGGCAATAGTCGACAATCGCAGTTGCGATCATCTCTCTATTTGTAATAATCCACTCTCTGAAAGCATTGATCATAGGTTCAATGATAGGAATGATATGTTGACCGATTGAGAGGGATACACCTAATAATGAGAACTTTAGCCTATCTAAGTTATCACCAAAAGCTTTTGCACTATCTACGCCGTCTTGGTCGACAACAATGCCCATTCTTTCAGCTTCAGCAGTAAGATTGTTAAGTCCTTCAGCACCGCCTTCAAGCATTTGAATTAAGGATTGACCACCACGACCGAATAATTGTGTAGCAATGTAAGCCTTTTGGCTTTCAGTTGCTTGTGAGCGCATAGCATTAGCAATATCAGGTAACAACTCTGTAGTAGTACGCATCTTGCCGTTGGCATCAGTCATTGAGATACCTAACTGCTTAAAGACGTTAACAAGAGTCTTATTCTTACCTTGCACGGCATTTGCTAAGTTCTTTGAAAAGATACCCAAGCAAGCATTAAGTTCTTCTTGCGAACTACCACTCATCTTAGCAGCGTAACCGTAACGCTGAATATCTCGAGCAGTGCCACCTACTTTAGTTGCAGCATCTTGCGCAGCACTTGCATAGTCTGTGAATGTACCAATAGAACCCTTAACAGTTGCTGCAACTGTAGCAAAAGCTCCACCTAAAGGAACAGCCATTAAAGCACCAAAGGACTTGCACTTATCAGCAAGCTCATTTTGGCTCTTCATGAAGATCTTAAAGTTTTTGCGTAACTCTTTTAATTTTGGTGATGCTTTATCGCTTAATTTAAATAGCATCAAAAATTTCTTTTCTTTTGTATCAGCCATAACTACCTCTTAGCTTTTGATGCTTTGTTAATTTCGTTGGAGATCCTAACTGCATTCTTTGACATCTCTTTAATCATGTCAAAATCTAAATTGATAACGTCTAGGGGCGACATATGGAAGAAGTAAGCAATATCGTAACAAAGCTCAGTTACCTGCTCGATATTGCTTTCATCGACTATGCCTAATCTATAAAAAAATCTTTTAGGACTTTAAAACATTCCATTACGTCTACAAAAGACAATGAATTAACAACGGATGGTGGTAAAGCAGCGCAACTTTCAATGTATTTTCCTACAATTTCCATCTTTGGCTTAATACTTTCATTTGCGCCAAATTCAAAAGGCAAGTCTAGCTTTCTAATTAAACCAAAAGAAGGTCTATTCATAGTAAGTTCTGTAAGCTCGGTATCGCCTTGCATAACTGGGTGCTTTAATTCAATAGTCTTTGCGCCTGCTAATTTAACTGTAATTGCCATATTTAATCCTTGATTTATAAACAAAAATAAAAGGGTGACAACTGAATACCAATTGCCACCCCCCTTTTTTAGTTATTAGTTAGTTTGTAAAAAGCCTTTAACACCGTTGAACTCTAAAGAGGTTGTGCCATCTGTAGAGTTGCCGTCGATATCACCTGTTAGCCATGCTCCTGATAGGGTATATACCCAACCATTAGCAAGCTCTGCAGTGATAGTCATGTCATCACTTTCAGTTAAGGTTTCTACAGGAAAGTCATTAGTTAACAAGCACTCACATTTTATAAAAGGAACTCTATCAGTCTGTGAGTAACCTACGACACCTGTAGAGCCGATCTTACTTTCACGGCTGAAAGTAGATAAAGGAAACTCTACAGAGCCACTAACGCTTAACTGCTCACCGTTTACTTTGATGTAGACGGTACCTGCAATCTTCTTTGAATCTGCCATTTAATTAACTCCTTTAATCTGTTGCTGAGTATTGAAGTCTGAATTGAGCTTGTAGCGCAAAGATACGTAGCTGATTTACTAGATCTGGTGGAAGTAGTACATCGATACGGCATGGGTCGTCAGCGTTGCGCTCTACGATCAAGTACTTGTTGAATAGCTTAGCGTTCTCAACAATGCCCTTAGTCTCAAGCTTTGCATACTGAGCTACTAACTCAGAGCGAATTACGCTTGGAGTTACGATAGCTTGTCCAGGACCGAACTTAGTACCATCATCAGCTAGCTTATGACGTGCATATTTAGATGTAATTGCAGTCTTAAGAGTGGTGATAATCTCTGCTAGAGTGAACAGGGTTGTAGTATCTAAGTAAGAGTTGTCTGCATCACCGAATGAATTTACTTGATAAGTAGTAATACAACGCTCAATCATGACGTTGCCACTCTGCTCGTACATGGTTGCGATACCATTGTGTAGTAGAGTGTTACGCTCATTAAAGCCGAATTTATCTTCAATAGCTGGAGCCATTAAGCCGTAAAGTACGCCAGTTTGTAATGGTCTTGCAGGATCATTAGTAAAGTAAGCAGCAGCTCGACCTAAGATAGCACCTGTAGCTAACCAATAAGGGTTAGGGTTACCTTGCTCAATACCAAATACAGTTGCGTGTTGGTCGTTACGTGTGTTGCCGAAAGTTACTAAACTCTCTGCATCACCACGCTTAGAAGTAAAGATGTGACCGTACTGCATACGAGCATATGACCAACGACCTGTACTATCTTGCATTTCAAGTTTGCAAGAATCAAGAGCAGTTGCATCGTTTGATTGAATACCGATGTAGTAGTAAGTTTCAGAGCCTACCTTTGCAAAAGCTTCTTCATAATCGATATCACCTGCACCTTCAGCCATAGGAGTGATAGTAATCTCTAAGCCTGCTAGGTTCTCTTCACCACCGATAGCGCCTTGACGATTTAGTGCTAATGGAATATCGTTGCCATATACACCTGCGCCCTTAGCCTCAAGAGTTACAGTAACATCATCGGCATTTTCAACAAGTGCATCAGTTTCAGCAGTTACAGGTAAATCTTTATCTGAGTTAATTGCTGCAATAAAGGCATCACGAATAGCTGTTAAACCGTCACCTTTAGCTACTGTTACGGCAACCTTAGTAGGTCCAACGTAGAATGCAATAGTGCCACTCTCAGTTGGTACGCCCTTAAATGCGACTTTACCCTTAGCTTTTAAGCCTTTGGTTACATCCATAGGCAAAACCCATAATGTACCTGCAGTGTCGTTTGCTCTGTATGCTTCTACCATTAGAGCCAATGGTGAACCACGACCAAATTTAGTTTTAGCTTGAGTAGCAGTTGAGATTAAGTAAGGCTTACCGCTCTCTGCAGTACCACCTACTGCTTGACCAATGATAAGTGATTTCTTCTCTGCTGTAGCTGTATTCGCCATTGAGTTGTCTACTTCTGCATAGAACAAAGGAACGCGAATGTTAGCTGGGATGTTATTGAAACTTACAGCCATTTATGACTCCTTTTTGGTTTTATAAAAATCTGAAAAAAGAAAACGTGCATCGATTTGACCATCAGGCTTATTGTCCTTACCGATCATGTCGACGTTACCCATAATCTGCTTAATCTCATGCGGAGCTGATACTTCATCAAGCTCTGAAGGAATGCGTGTATCTTTGTAGCTAATGGTATAGCTACAATTAAACTCTAACTGATAGAAAAGAACTTCTTTGTACTGAGAACTTAATAAGCTCAAGCGTGAATACTCATAAGTATCAAGTTGTGAGCCATCACGCTTATCGAAGTTTGGCGACCACCCCAAGATAGCCTTAAAGATTTCTTCTTTTAAATCTTCAAAGATATCGCTAGCGGTCTGACCTCTTATATCCTTTGATGGTACTGCGACTACAACTGCTACAGTTGTACTGATATCTTGGTGATAAGAGTTCTTAGAAACGTTAGCAGTATCAGCATCTTCACTTAGAGTGAATACATAAGCGCTTGGTTGCTCTGCAGGGTTAATCTTTGCTGGCAAGTTTGCCCACTCACAAATGCCATAGATATGACGATTAAAAGAAGGGCAACGCTCACGCAAAGCTTGAATAGTAGATTGTAGTTTCATTTAAAAACCTTGATTGCTTTATCAACAGCATTTTCGATGATTTGTTCACACTCTTGCTTGTGTTGACTGTAAGCTAGAGCCATAGGATCTTGACGTGGTTTAAGGATAGGTGTCTTTTTTCTACCAGCTTGTAAAACAGCAGGATAGAAGAACTTATCTTTGATTGTTGAAACTTGCACTCTAGACCACATCCTATCTTTACGCTTAGAATTGATGATCTTGATATTTCGTCTTAAGTCACCACTACGACGACCTGGCACTTCTCCAGGCTTTGATATTCTTTTCTTACCTACAAGCTTTTTTGCGTGTTGCTTTACAACTTTAGATGCACCTTTCAAACCATCCATGACGGTTTTACGGTCGTAATCCTCGAAGGTAAAGCCTTTTTCCATCTTGTATGAAAAGGAAATATCATCCATTACTCTGTACTCTCTTCATATAGTGGGTTAGAGTTTTCAGCTTCAACTACACCTAGCTCTTGAGCTTCAATCATGGTGAAAGTGCCTAAGCCGTTGCAGTCTGTAACACGTGTAGGCTGATAAAATCTATCTTGATACTTGATTAGCACGCCGTGATTGATAGATACATCATCACTTTTACCTTTGATATAACGAATCCAAAAACGATGCGTTGCTTTTTGCTCTACTTGCACAGCACCCCAATACATAGCACCTGTAGGCTCAATCTTTGCCCACAGAGTAGCAATAACCTCATCGGTTTGTTGTGCTTCCCACTCATTAAGTGGGTTGTCTGTTCGACGAATTAAGGTAATACGCTTGTTAAGCTCACCTGCTTTAGGAATCGATACCGCCATTACTCAGTAACCTCATCTTCTCTGTAGTAAAGAATGTAAGGATCTAAAAGATGCTTGTGAAAGGTTTGTAGTTGGCTTACATCAGATAGCTCACGATGAGCATACATATCTCCTACCATGCAATAGATATATTGCTTAACTGTAGGTGGTACATTTTCAAGATCTTTCGATAAAGCCTTAGAGTCTTTTCTAAAAATAATTTCACGCTCTAGTATCTGCTCGGCTTCTTGAGTAGCTGATAAGATATACTGCTCAAGTAAAGCATCTTCTATATCATCATCAATTCGTAAATGCGCTTTGACTTCTTCTACAGTAACAGGAGCAATTGGTAAAGATTCCGTATAAATCATTTTTAGAAAACACCTACAAAAAAAGCCCTCATAAAGAGGGCTAAAACATTTAAAGGATGATTTTTATCCAGCGGTTGGAATTACAAAATCACCACCGCTGATTGCTTGTGGTAACTCGTAAGCAACACCGAGACGACGCTCAATGCGGATTGAGATTAAGTTACGTTGGAAGTTAACTTCATCAGACTCTGACATAGCTAGATTTAAAGCTTGTCTGTCATATAGGGTTGCGCCTAGGGTGATGTTGCCCATTACGTACTTACCTGAAGTCATTGAAGCTGAAGTTACTACAGGTACACCCCATAATGACTTAGTTGCAATTGACTGAGGACCGCCTAAGATGTAACGACCTTGCTTATCTTTTAGTCGAGCAATTGCTGTCCAATCTGAAGGGTTTAAGATTAAAACTTCAGGAGCAATTGCACGTCCTTCAAGCTCGTTTTTAACTTCAAGGACAAAATCTAAAACAGTATCACCTGATGTAAATTTTGCTGAGGTAATTTTGTTTAAAGTTACAGGATCTTGATGATTATCAGCTAACAACAAACCACCTAGCTCAGTTGCAGTACCAGCACCTGTTACTAACTGAGCATCAACTTTTGCTTGTAAGCCATACTGCATCTTTACGTTAATATATGCAGCTAAAGCAGGAGCGTCTGCTGATAGTTGAGAAGTAATGCGTGCTAAGTGAGCAACAGTTACGATTGGTGCTGACTTTTCTTCTACATCACCAAATAAAGAGAATGGCTTATCTCCCCTTTCAGCTACAATTTTAGCATTATTGGTAAAGGTAGGCTCTTTGATGTAAGTTACAGAATTTGATGTTACAGGAACATGTGGGAATAAGTTCTCAATAACCAATGGTAAATCAGGCATTGTTACCATACCTGGTTTACGATATGATGAAACACCAGCGCCAGCTGAAGTTGAAGCTGTAGTATCTGCAGCTTTAAATTCATACATAGCTTTGCGATTGGAAGCAAAGCCTTCAAAAGCTTTTGAAGTTACAAATGAATGACCTAAAGATTTAACCTTTTCGCCATCAGTGTTTGCAGTTGCACTTTGTTGCTCTGCATCAGCTAAAGCTTTAGCTAACTTTAGTTGCTCAGCACCTAGTCGCTTTAACTCATCGTTAATAGCTTTAGTAGAAACTGCTTTTTCAGCTTGTAAGTTATCTAGTTTCTCATCAATTGCATCTAAGCTCTTGATAACATCTTCATTTACATTTGGCATATTTATTACCTCAGTTTAGTTTATTTAAAATGTTTTGAAGTTTTAAATTAACTTCATTATTAAGATCTTCTTGCTCTTCAACATCTCGCTGTGAGCTTAGAACTGACTTTGCTTTAGCTATAAAAGCTTTAGCTTCCTTTCGAGACAAACCTACATCACGTAGGCTAATCTCTAAATCTTTAATATCATTGATTGCCTCTAAATCTAGAGATTTGCATTCTGCAATTCTTGCAAAGTTATCAGCAGGTAATGGCACAACGCTAATCTCATATAAGCGTTCAATGTTCTTAATTAAGAAGCCGAAACCTTCGTCTTCGTCTTTGACATCGTAACCATCTTCGTTAACTGAAAAACCGACAGATAAACCAGTTAATGAACCGAATTTAATCGCATCAAAAACTTCTTTTGCCTTTGCGTTGTTAAGGTTTAATTGACCTGTAACTTTTAGACCGATTTCATCTTTCTCTAAAGATACCCATTTACCGATTGGGACTGAATGTGAATCATGCCCAAATAACATTATAGGCAACTCTTTAGATGCAATTACAGCATCATAAGCTTTAGGATCGATAGTGTCTCCGTAAGAGTCGACTTTGTTGAAAACTGAGGCATAACCTGAGATTACACCTTCGTCTTTAGCTTCAACAACAGAAGCTGTCTTAAAAAATTTCTTGTGCATCGTTATTGCCTTTGAGGTTGTGTTTGTAAAATCGTTTCTTCTTTAGAAGGGTTCTGACCTAATTTTGACAAAGGTACTAAGTTGGACTGAGCTGTTAACATATCGCCATCGGCTACAGGAGCTAATCCTTCATCAATACGCACTTCATTACGTGATTTCCAACCATTTTGCAAAGCTTGAGCGTTAATCGCGCTGCGAGCAGTATCATTAGAGCGGTTTAAATAGCTTAATCTAAACTCTACAACATGATCATACTTCTCGTTATCGCAAGGAACGCGCTTGATGATTGCTTGTTGTAAGCTAATAATCATTGGCAGAATAGTTGACTTGTAGAAGTTAGCTGTAACTTGTTCGAGGTTAGAGCCTGGAGCACCACCATCAGAATTGATAAGAGCACTTGGCACACCAAACCATCTGCAAATCTCTTCAACACTATATTGTCTTGTTTGAAGCAACTGTGTCTCAGCAGGAGATAAACTTAGTTGTTGAAATTTCAAATCAGCAGGTAGTACAGGAATACCATCATCACGCATAGCATTGAATTGCTTTTGTATCTCCGCCTTTTGTGTCTTAGAGATAATCTTTTCCGAAGTTAAGATACCTTTCATCTTTCCTTTGTTAGTAAAGATATCAATTGCGGTCTCTTGAGCAAGCGCAGATTCAGTAACTGATGCCTTCATGTATTCAAGCTTTGATAAACCAAGAATACCGTTGCCTAATGCCTTCCAGTGTAGGATTGACTCTGGCTTATAATCTACGTAAGAGTTCTTCTTGTTGTAGTATCTATAAGTAATCTTGCCGTTATCATCCATGTACACTGACATTTGGTCTGGATTTAACGGATAAATGGATTTAACTTTATCGATACCTGTTAGTTTATCTTTACCACGAGTAATTAAGGCATAAGCGTTGCCTCTTAAAGCCCAATGCATCACTAATGTAGATATGAACTCATATGGAGTCATGCCGTAATTTGGAGATTTGGACAAAATGTAATCAAGGTTACAGTTTGTGTCTCTACTTTTTGAACCATCGGAATTGATTAAAAAAACATCACAAGGCAAGCATGCAACTGTACGAGCTAGCAAGTCCACGCAAGCGTACACTGTAGAAATCTGCAAGCTATTCTCAGGCACATAGTGACGAGAGTTGCTTACAGATTGTAACATTGGGTTGCTATCTTGCCACCCAGCGTAATCAGCTGTAGGACCTTTAGTAGCTCCCCACCATTTAAAAAATGCCATAATATCCCTATAAAACTAAATTGAAATCATCATAAGCAGCAGAATCGATAAATACGGTCTCTACATTCATTACAATTGACTGCTTAATAGCCATGATTAGAGCAACAATGCCATCAATCTTTTGATCGTTACTCTCTTTACGTGGGTATACGTTATCTTTTGCATCTAAATGAGCTACGAGGTTTGATGCCATCCACTCCATAACAGGATTACCATCAGTATGTAATCTCTTAGTATATGTAAGAGCTTGCATTTCTTTCATAGCCTCTGAGAAGTTAAGCACTGTAGGTGCAACTTCAATCATTGTTAAGCCTTCCATTGAAAGATTGCTTGCTAGCTGATATGCTTGCCAAGGGTCAAAGCATACGGCTAGAGTGTCGTAGTGCTTGGCATCTTCAAGAATGTACTCTTGAATTGATTGTAAGTCGTTAATCTGACCTTCGGTTGTGATTAGTAGCTCTTGCTTAGCCCAACCTTTATACTGTGAGTTAGAACTTGTTTGTACTTTCTCTTCTGGTATCCAAAAGGTTGGGAAAACGTAGTAGTGAACATTGCCGTCGTCTTCTTCACGCCAAAACAATCTTACTAAAGCAGCAATATCTGTTTTAGCTGCAAGGTCTAATCCATAGATACATGGATAGCCTTCAAAGTCATCGATAGTAACATCAGGCTTGTAACATTTTCGCCACTTCTGCATATCTAAGAAAGCAGCATTAGCATTACACCAAATGTCTAAGTGCTTTGTTTTGAAATTGTTCTCTGCGCTAGGATCTGAAAGTGCCATAGATAAGTTTGCTAAGATAGCTTTAGGCATTACGCTAATCCCCCAGTTTGGATTAGCCATCTTAAGAGCATCTTCACTGCGCCAATCAATGCCATCATCTACAGTGTAGATAATGCCAAATTGACTGTCTTCAGTGACTGACTTATCAAGTACTTTAGTTACGAATCTGCGGACTTCATAGCAGATACCTGATAAGTTAAAGCCCGCTGTTGTAATGCACCAAAGTAATGGTTGAGCACGCTTACCTATTGAAGTCTTAACAACATCATAAACTTCTCTACTCTTGTGAGCGTGGAGCTCATCAATGATACCACAGTGAGTATTTAAGCCGTCTAGAGTGTTACCATCAGCACTCTTAGGCAAAAACTTTGAATTTGTGCCGAGTACAACGATTGAGTTAGCTAGAACAGTTGCGCCGTAGGCTTCTAATAAATCTTTATTTGCTCTTGCCATAGCTTGAGCATCACCAAAGACAATCTTAGCTTGGTCACGAGTAGTAGCAAAGCTATATACATCAGCACCCTTTTCTTCATCGGCGCATAAGCAGTACAAGGCTATAGCGCTTGATAGAGCAGATTTACCATTACCACGACATACTTCGATATAGACTTGCTGATAACGACGATAGCCGTTATCATCTACCCAACCAAATACGGTTGTAAGAATGAATACTTGCCATGGCTCTAAGATGATGTTCTCACCTGCTTTGGGACCTTTGATATGAGTTAGGTGCTCTACGAATTTACAAACTTTTGAAGCTTTCTTGACATCGAAGTGATACTGCCACTTGCGCTTAAGATCATCCTTTTGGCGCTTGCATGCTTGCTTTACATACTTGCAAGCAAGGACTTTGCCTGCTAGTACATCAGCAATGTACTTATTAGCAATATCGATGTAGTTTCTTTCTGTCATAGGTCAATGAAAGGGTTCTTCTTATCTTCTTTCTTTGCAACTTGAACTTTAGAGCGTGAAGCAGGACTAAAGCCTAGCTCTGTGATATACATCCTTAAGATTTGCTTAAGGTTGTTAAGCTGTTGAGCTAATGGGTGAAGCTTTGAGTTGCCTTTATCGTCAACAACCATCATACCTTCACGGTTTAGTATTTGTTCAACTTCCACAATGCGTGAGTAGGTGTCGCACCACATCTCGAACGTTGAAAAATCAAGCGTTGTAAGAAGCTCTTCAGGAGCTTGTGATAGTGCGAACCTCCACGCATCCTGTGCTCTAGGATTGAGGTGACTAGGTGGAGCTACTTTACAGAGTTTGAACTCTGGCTGAGGCTCGTTAGGATTAGTGCGGCACTTCTGCAAAGTGCCTTGCAACTTCTTAACGGCTGTAGGCTTTCTTGGTCTACCCGGCATAATCTAAAACCTTGAAATAAAATAGATTTTTATTTGTCAAATCTATTTTTAAAACTAAATTTTTGTATCAATATAGTGCATATAGTTTGTGTCTATATCTAAACTGCTGATTTTGCACAAATTTCTAAAAAACTAGGCGGGCGGTGCTAGACAATAACGCGTATATTTTTAACTCCCCCTAGGGGTGTTTGCGTATAATTTTGTTACCAAAACCACCATCTTCTTTAACTGTTTTGCGTGAGTGACATTCATGACAGAGTGACTGCCAGTTGGATTGATCCCAAAACAAATCTTTGTTGCCTTTGTGTGGAATGATATGATCAACCTCAGTAGCTGGCTTAGTAATGCCATGCTTTAAGCACTCAGCGCATAGTGGATGAGCAACTAAGAAAGCTTTACTAGCTTTGCGCCA